TCTGTCGGAGATGGTCCGTACCTACCGAAACTAACGTTCCGATAAGCCCGAAACACTTCAACAGGGCTCCATCACCAGACAAGATATCTGGTTTGGTACGCGGTTCCGCGACCAACGTGCGCGTTTCAAAGCGCATTAGGTTACGGTTCCAACGGTGGAACTGAGTGGCGTTGCTGTACGACACCCAGCCCAGCCCTGCACTACCTAGAGGTCGCGTAGGCACCCTAAATCCAATTACGGACTCAACGTGCTCACGTATAACCCTTGCCGTCCGCCACAAACCAACCAGATAGAATTGATTGGCTGTGGACGTCCAACCTAGGATAGCATCGACGTCGCGTCGGCTCTCCGGCAGCTTGTGCCTAGCATAAACAGGAGTAACATCCTGTCCGGCATAAGCGTCCGTTCCACAAGACTCGCGGAACCTTCCGGTCCAAAAAGACTTGTGTGTGTTCACCTTTAGGCCTACGGCCATGAGGTGCTCGAGAGCCTTAGGCGTCTCGTCCGCAGGGATAATAATGTCATCCCCGTAGACGTACACGTCGCGCGTGCAAAGCAGCACGTTACGACGTGTGATGTTAAGCCGCCTCTCCATCATCCGACCGGCAACCATGGCAACGTAAAAGACCATGGCCTCCATAGGAAAACAGAGAGCTGAGCCCATCGAAGCGAACTTATTCAGGCGGACCGTAAGGCCACCTGGCAAAGTCGCCCTTGTCGAACGACACGCGAAGACGTGTTCCCTGAAAAGGGGCACGCCCTCAAGCATCATCCAAACAAGGTCCGCAGACACTCTGTCGCTAGCCTCGCTAAGGTCAATCGTCGCAAGACGACCATCCAAGGACGCGGCCAACGCCAGCTGCTTGTTTACACCCTGGTCACGAAAGTTTACGTGGCCAGAAGTGTACTTGCACCGCTCTATCCGCGGCACGAGCTCGCCAAGGATCCCCTGCTGTATAAACTGCATGCAGACGGGCTCTATGGCTATAACTCGTGGTGTCTTCAGCGTTTTCGGTACGAAGATCACCCTCACGGGCTGTTCCTCGTCGGGCTCCACGAAGCTAACCGCCTCTAAGGGGCACTCATCTCCACCGATGTTGCGGGCAGACGCCACGCCATATTCGGTGAAGGGAAAGTGTTCTTCGAGACGGCGGTGCCATCGACCGAAACGGTGCTTGGCATTGCCAGACACCCGCTCAGCCGTAGCGCCAGGTCCATGCCTGGGGCGTAACTCTCCACGAACATCCCCGAAAGGACAATCGCGTAGAATATCACTCCAGACAATCTTTGCCACGGACGCAAAGGCTTGACCAAAACTGGTTTTGCCAAACGTCTTAGCGCAGAACGAACCAACTTCGCTTTCACAAGCGATATAAGCATCGAGAGCTTTCCTTTGTCTAGTAGGAGACGCAGTTTCTAGCGTTTTCTTGTGCAACAGCAGAACTTGCCGCACACAATAGACGGCCTCGATGTTTACGTCGCCGCGCAGCTTACCACCAGTCTCAAACACCTGCTCCAGGAAACCCCGTAGAATATAGGGAGACCACGATACCACCCAAAACTGGGCGTATCGCCAGGAGTCAGCCTGCCGACCGCTAGGCCCCTTTCAAAGGCTTTGCAGTAGTCAGGGAGGGTTATCGCTAAAAACGAATGGCCCTCATGTTTGAGACGCGACGTGATTATCTTAAGATCACGCCGCGGGTCGACGCCGCACCTAGTCCCGCAATCTTGCAGGACTGCCTCCAGTAACCACGTTTGGTTTTTCATAGGCGCTCCTTCTGGGGCTAACCTAGTCCATACCCTACGTAGCTAACTTAGGAGACCATACGGATATCCGTTAGGTCTCCCCCCCGAGGACCTTCAGCAGGTTCACGCTCGTCGACCAGGCCGCAAGGGCCAGGGCGATGTCCTTCACCTCCGCATTGGTATAGCCCACGGTGGGCTTATCCATCACGATGTAGACGGACGTCGAGTAGATCCTGTTGTTGGAAGACGTCAGCGGATCGGCCGCGATTTTCGTCGCGTCGAGCCGCACCGTGAACCGGTTCCGCTCTTTGAGATAGCGGTGGCCAACTGTCAGCTTGTAGCTCCCGTCATCCTTCGTATACACGGAGGAATCGTCCTTACGGGACGTGGCGGGGAGGCTCTGAGCAACAGCGTTCACGGTGACGCTTTGGGGGTCAGCAAACATAGGGATGATCCTGAAGGTTGTGTTAAAACCGCGACCTGGATATACCAAGCGCGGCCAAGATGCTAAGCCGATACGCACTAAGCGAGTCGAACTTAACATTGAAGCCATATGGCGTAGCGGGAACACGAGTACCGAGGTATTGACTATCCTCGTAATAGCTCGTGAGAGAGGTCCGCCCATAGCTCTCGCCGGCAGC